AAACAGTTCAACTTCAGAACTGTGAGGGATAACAAATTTTTGTATTTCTTCTGGGATTCTTTTTATGCTGGTTTCAAGAAAATATGGTAAAGCATCAACTGTTAGTAGTTGGAAAGCGTTTGGGTGTGTGCATTTTTTGAGATATTCTTGCCCGAATTGTAAATAGTTTTGGTAAAGGGCGATTGCAAATATCAGGGTTGAGTAGCCTGATCCGAATTCTAGGATTGAAACAGCGTAGGATTCTCTGGTTGTTTTGTATAAAAAATATAGATCACTAAATTCTGGGGGGTCTAACTGGTTTTCTCTTTGCGCTTTACTGGCTGAAACAAGTTCATCATTTGTGAAACTGTTTAAGAAGTCGTTGAATTGTTGTTCTGTTGCAATGTCAGTATTGTGCCAAAACAATGTTTACCTCGCAGGTTGTATATACGTTGTATAGACGTGATGATTATTCAGGTACTTCTATTTCTGTCCATTGTTGTTGATCTTCATCCCAAACATAATCTTTGTCATCATTTGGATAAGGCACTGGTGATTCCCATTGACAAGTATCTTCATTTAATATCCAAGATGAATATGGTTGTGGTAAATAAAAAGCGTCACGGATTTCATCATAAATGTATCCGATTCCTGCATAATTTTTGCGAATGTTTCCGTTGTAAGAAGTTCTTTTACAAACTTGTTCTCTTTTATTTCCATAAAAAGTTTCCCAAGCCTCGGATGAGCCACCAACTAAAGTGCCATCTAAATCTGTTTGAGTCACATCTTCATTAACACCTGTTATTACTTCTGTAACAATATTGTTTTCATCTAAAAAAGCGTAGTGTGCCACTATATAGTCACCGTTCCTGTTCCTGCAGTAAAAGTATAAACTTTGAATCCTGCTCTTGCAACTGTGCTTCTAGTAAAAGTTAATCCTGCACCGACAGATATATCAGGACCTGAATCAGGGTAGGCAATTACAATTATTCCTGAACCACCATTACCTGAAGTTTTACCTGTTCCTGTGTTGTCAAAAAGTGCGCCTGAACCACCACCAGTATTTGCTGTTGCATTACTTGAGTTATTGTTCACATTTCCATTTGTACCACCACCTGCACCACCAAGACCGATACCATTTTGTCCGGAACCACCACCACCACCAGCGTAAGTTACTGAAGAACCTGTTATAGAATAAGCAACTCCTGCTCCACCTGCACCACCTAAAGATGCAGCACTACCACCAGTAGCCCCAACACCACCACCACCACCACCATTTTGTCCAGAACCACCAGCAGCACTACCATTATTTCCTTGACCACTTGTGGAAGTACCACCACCTGCAAAAGAACCGTCACCACCGCCACCGCCACCAGAACCACCGTCACGATTGCTTCCTGCTGATTGAACTGCTCCACCACCACCACCGTTAGCAATAAAACCAATACTTTCAGAATTAGTTCCTTTATTTCCTTGAGTATTTCCACTAGAGATACCAGCACCACCAGCACCAACTGTGAATGTGTAAGAGCCTTTTGCAACGCGAGCAGTACCAGTTATTACACCACCAGCACCACCACCACCAGAACCTTTAGCAGATGGAGAACCAGTTTCACGACCACCTGAACCACCACCAGCAACAATTAAATATTCTAAATTTAGAATAGAAAATTGATTTAATCTATCAAATTTAACACCATCAAAAATATTGGCTCGACTAAATTGTCTAACTGCCATAATTAGATAATCTCTGCGCCGAAAACATTGAAAGTTAAATTTGCGTTAGAAGCATAAGTAGCAATAATATCTGAAGCGTTCAAAGATAAACCAAGAGTTAGAGCGATTGCATCATTTCCAGGAACAGTTGCATCATAAGCAATGTAATGAAGATTACCTAAAGCAGTTCCGTCTGGTCTTACTGCTAAACGATAAGTTGCTGCTGCTGTGCCACGATTACAAACTGTAATAGTTGAAACAACTGCTTCAGTTGCTGATGGCACAGTATAAACTGTTTCATTTGTTACTGAACCTGCTGCTATTTGACCTAAAACCTTATATGTTGTTGTCATTATTCTCTCCTTATGCGCCCATCAATAAAAATTCGTTAAAAGTTGCTCCGCCGCCACCTGAAGTAAAGGCTTGCCACGCAGCACCATCATAATATTCCAAAGCATTAGTGTCAGTTAAATAAGTGAACATTCCCTCACTAGGTGAAGCAATTGCACTACCACGTGCAGCAGTTCCAGCAAAAACCATCAAAGATTGTTGCATCAAAAAAGTGTTTACTTGGGCTGCTGTTAAAACATCACCAGCAGTAAAAGTCCTAAAACCTGCACCAGCCATTTAACTACCTTTCTTTAGAGTTATTCTAATTGCCCAAACGACCTGTGTCGAGTAGACCGAAAACTTCATCATCAAGCACAAATTCAGCAAAATCAAGGGTACTTAACTTGAACGTAATTTCGTGAACAAATATACCAATGTTATGTTCAATCCCGATAATCTCCCCATACTTGACTATCTGTGAACCTAAATTGTTAGGGGTAAATTTGACCTCAATCTGATCAGTCAAATCTAAAGCCAACAAATTATTTTGCTGCTCCAAAGTCAATTCAGACATCTGCACAGTAATCGAATCAAAACGATACTCAGGTTCAGAATATTCTCCAAGTAAAGAATCAGCCAAATTCAACGCATCAATATCAGAATTAAACAACAAGCCATCTAAGTTATATGAAGAAATACCATAAGAGTTCTGTGAATTAAAATCATCAACAGTTTGTGGATTACCACCAGCGCGAGTGACAACAATTCGGTTATACAAAAATTCTGATCCGTAAACAACTGCAACATTAGAAAAAGGAATACCAGAACCATCATCTGCTAAAACAACTAAATTGGTAGAACTTGGACCAGCCAAAGTGTCTTGGAAAGTTGCGTTACCTGAGTTATCAATGAAAAAAGAACCACCCTCTGTTTGTTCAACAATTTGTAAATAAGTTAAAGCACCAGTTCCATCATCAACAACATCACCTTGTAAGTTGATTGTTCCAACATCAATGTTTCTGTTTGCTAAAGGCCAATTAACTTCAGGTCTGCTAAGAACTGTATTTATTCTTGCACCAGTAAGTTGAGGAATAGCGGTGTGTGCTGCTAAGGCTTGTGTTGCAAGCAAAGTGAAACCATCAGAAGCCAAAGCAACAGCCTGATTATCACCAGATGGTTGATATAACAAATTCCAGTCATCAATCAAACCATAGAAAACTGCTGAACCATTTGATCTGACACGGATTTCTCTGTGAGGAACAATCTGACCAGCGTAAGGACTTAAAGCGTACAAAGGATCAAAAACTCTTGTTGTGTTATCAAAAACTACTTCCAAGTTTCCAGCATCATATCTGTCAAGTTCGCGAGTTTTACCACGATTAGTATTTATCGAAATAACATAATCTGTCACATCATAAAAAAGTGTTCCACCCAAAGTAAATTCTGTGTTATCTAAAACACCTTGTACTTCATCATCAAGAGTGAAAAAAGGTCCACCTTGTGAAGTTAAATCAAAACCAATTTCAACTGTTTTTGTTGGTAAAGCCATTTAGACTCTCACAAACACTTGACCAGATGAGCGTTCATATTTTCTTATTGCTTCAACAATGTCGCGGCCAACTTGTGCGCCATTTGTTCCGATACCAGCATTAACAGTTATGTTGTAAGTACTTCCCATTCCAGCGTTTTTACCTGACAGGGGAATAACTGCTTCAGGTCCTGCTTCACCAATAAGTGCATTTGTTGGTCCAGTAACAATTCCACCTTTAGCCATACGAACAGTTTTATTTTGCAGAGCATAAGCCAAAGCAGTATAAGAAGCCGCTGCTGTTCCAGAAGTTTTCAAAACATTTGCGGCTTTAGCAAATTGAGTTGAGGTTAAAAGTTTTCCTGGTTGCAATATTGTTCCTGTATCAGTTTTGCGTTTTTCTTCAGGAGCAGGTCCACTTGGGCTAGGAGCACCGCCTGTTGGAGCAGTTGTTGATAAACTTTCAACTACTGATTTTAGGTCTGCTCTTGCTCTTTCTAATTCCGCTTTGATTCCAGCGACCATAGCCTCTGCTTGTTTAACACCAGCGTCATAAAAAGCCACAGCACCAAATTCACCAACTTGATCAGCAACATTGAATATTGAATCAACAAGAGTATTGACTTGATCAACTACTGTTGCGCCACCAATAATTATGCTGTCAGCAATCTTTGAACCAGCCTCAAAACCTGCATTCAAAACTTGTCTAATAGCACGTTCATTCAAACCAAGAACAACAAGTTGTTTAACCTTGTCAGCGAAAAGAGTCGCCTTAGTTGCCTGATCCGCTAAACCTTTTAAGAAATCCTCAGATTCGGCTGCTTTACCAAAATCTAAAATACCTGTAATTGTGTTGCCGATTGCATCTTTGAAATTTATAAATTTTCCACGAACGTCATCAAGTGCTGATTCTGCTTTACGTAAAGCATCTTCAAGATTATCCACAACAACTTGAGCCGCACCTTTTGCTGCTTCTTTAACTTTTTTAAGTTCTTCAGAAGTTTTTTCTAATCCTTTGTTCATTTTTCCTACGCTTGGGACAACTTCAGTAGAAATTGCTGTACCTAACGTATCTGTTTGTGCTGCTAAAGCACCCATATTGTTAGATGCTTCAACTGTTGAAAGACTGATGCGTTTAAGTGCGACTGGGGCTATTTGCCCAACTTCTTTAACATCAACCCCAAACATTTGTAAGCCTCTAATTACTAAATTCATTCCTTTCAAAAACAAATTCATATGATCAATAACAAAATTAAGTGCGCCCTCAGCAAAAGTAATAAAAGCGTTACCCAGTTTTTGTATTCCTTGACGGAATTTGTCTGAGGTTTGAAAAGCGTGAATCAATGCAACAACTAAAACTGCTAGTAGTGCTGCTACTGCATATATTGGGTTTGTTAATAAAACTAACGATAATACTTTGAAAACTCCAATAAATACTTGAATTGCGCCAATAACTTTTCCAATAACAATAAGTAGTGGTCCAAGGATTGCAATTAAACCTAAAACCTTTAACCCTGTTTCAACTGTTTCAGGACTTAAAGCCTTAAATTTATCGACAAGTTTTTGAATTTCAGGAATCACTCTGTCTTTTATGACTGCGCTGATTTCCATTGCAATAGGAAGAAATACTGAACCAAGTTCTTGTCTTAAGTCCCCAAATTCTCTCTGTAAGGCAATAATTCGACCCTCTGGAGTTGCTAAAAGTGATTCATTGAAACCTTTGTAAGTTGAATTCAAAACATCAACTAATGCTGCGGCACGTTCAGATTCTGTACCATTAGCAATCTTTTTCTTAGTATCCTCATCAAGAACGAAACCAACTCTTGTTAAAGAACCGAATTGACCATTCAAGGCTTGAGCCAAACCATTTGTCATTGACTTGAAATCGTCAGCGGTTGCCGTAGCACCTTTTTCTGCTAGAACATAATCTAAAATCGCTGGAGTAAGTGAAGAAATTGTGTTGGCTTGTAAATCAAAAGTTGCTAATTGTGCTTGTGTTGTAACAATGCTTTCCCTTGAAGCAACACCAACTTTTTCTAAAGCAGCGGCTTGTTTTAATAAAGCATCAACTTGAGCGTTTGTTGCACCACCAGTTGTTAATAAAATTTGTCTAAGTCTTGAAGTTACAGCCTCGGCCTCTATGGCCTCTTTGATCATAAAACCTAAAGCCCCACCAACAGCAAGAATTGGGACTGTTAAATTCTTTGTTAAAGATTGGCCAACGTTGTCAAAAATCTTTCCAACAGCACCAAATTTATCTATACCTGTTTTGGCTCTTTCAAATTCTCTAACAGCAGACTTGATTCCTTTGTCATCAAACTGCGTGAGAATCGGGACAATAATTGCCATTACTTAACCACCAATAAGTTTCTGTTCACCTTTGCGGATGCTTCTTGTAAAGAACGTTCAATACTATTATCGATTAAATTCTGATTTTTCAAAGCGGCAGGCCAAACGTAACGTGAAGCACCAGAAGTCTTATTCAGGTTTCTTATCAGGGCTGTTCCTTGACCATTCAATCTGTAACCAGTTGGTCTGCGATTAGATGGTTTAGCGCGACCTGAAGAACGACCAGAAGTTTTTTTACGACCAGCCATATCGACAATGGCCATACCTCGACCTAAAACAATTACTTTTAGTAAAGAAGTTGGTTTACCAGCACTAGGTTTTTTGGTGCTTGTTTTGACTTTAGTTTTATTTTCAGAACTCTTAAAAGCAGTTGCTCCTGAATGGGTAAAACCTGATAAAGGGGCAGATTTAGGTAAAGCGTTTTCTATGCTTCTTGCATAGGGTAAAGCAAAATTTTTAACATCAGTATTTAACTGATCGTAAAGACTTTTATCTAATTGTTTCAATTCTAAAAGAGTTTCTCGTAAACCACGCACTTCGGTTTGTACTGTGAAACCCACTATTACCTCTTGTTTGCTTCTGTTGCTCTCCAACGCAGATACATACCCATTGTGAAAAGCATACGATCAGTCTCCGCTAATAGCAAAGAGGGCGCAATTCCTGTTTCACAAGCCAAGTAAGCAATAAACCAATGCTCAGAGTTTTCTCCGAGCGGCTTTATTTTGGGTCGTTGTCGCTTACACCAATTTCATCAACTTCATCTAACCAATTATCGAATTCTTTTTTCGTTGCATTGGTTCTTTTTTCACTATGCCACGCTAAGAAAAGCAGGTCAGTAAGTTTGAACTCGGCTTCGAGTTTTGCTACTGACCTGCTGTACTTTTCTTCAAACGCAACTAAGTCTCTTGCTGAACAAACTACTTCTTTAGAATTACCATCTTGGTATTTCACGCGCAGGTTGATTTTCATTTGTTTCCTTTTTTAATTAAGCAGAAGTTCCACGAACTACTGAGCCAGATACAGGCCAAGTAACAGAAAGAGTAGCAATATCGCCAACGCTTGATGCGAATGGGGAGTATTGGGTTACTAATGCTGTCATTGTGTAACTTGGGTTAGTTGCAGTTACTGTTCCACTTGTAGGTTTGATTACAACTGTTGCAATTGAACCTAGTAATGGGTTAAGTGTTGCATCAACTGAACCTGCACCGAAATCTTGCATAAAGTTTAGTGTTAGTGATGCTTGTTTTAATCCACCGATTCTAGTTCTCCAAGAAGAACCGAAAGCGGTAGTTTCTAAATCGTCAGCCTCTTGTGATAATTCAACGGAATTGAGATTTGTAGAAAAATCAGCAGTACCGATTGTCACAACGTAGTCTGTTGCAGCAAATTTTGCCATTTGTTATTACTCCTAGTCTGCGTAGCAGAGAACTGTAAACTCCGCTGTAAGATATACTATCTCAGAAACTGGTAATTGGCCGTAGTTTCTCATCTCAGTAACTCTTGTATCGAACACAACTCCACCAAGAGTTTTGTCACCCTCAATTGCTCTTTTGACGCTTGAATTACCTGTGCTTGAAACATAGGCATCAAGATTAGATTGCGCAGTTCTTTCATCTACCCTGCCAACAATGACAAGGACATTAAAAACATAAGTTTGCATACCTCTTTTGAAAACATCATCATAAGAAACACTTGATGGCATAACAATTGCAACAGGTGGATTTGGGTTATCTGGCATAAAAGCAGAAGTTCTTAAACCTGTGATTGTTCCCAAACGAGTTGCTAAACCACTTCGGATTTGTGAGATTGATGCCATTAGGCAAAGTTTCGCAATCTTCTGTAAGGCATTACAAGTTGTGCAACGTCTGGATCAAGTTGGCTAGATACTCTGATTGCACCTAAATCTCCAAAGCCAGCAACGCCAAGAGGAGAGTCTAAACGTTTGTAAATTCTTGATGCCTGAATAATGCAAGCCTGTTTAACTGCAATTGGTACAGATGGCCAACCATAAACACCAACGACTTTAATTAACGCTTCTCCACCCTCAATAGGCCAGAGATAGTCGCCGACTGCTCTAATAGTTGTGAAAGGCCAAGGGATGCCATCAAGCACACCATTCAAAGGTTCAAGTTGGTAATCATCTGTCCCCCAAGTTGTATCAAAAATACCATCAGCGTCTTGTGCTGTCGTAATTGTTACTGTTCCGCTTGAAAGATCATCAACTTCAACAACGAAATCATCCTGTGCAACAAAATATCTTGTAGCAGTACCTTGAGAATAAAATTGGCGTGCAGCATAACCATCTATAAGTCTTGAGGCAGATTCAACTGCCATCTCTAACAATGAATCATCAATAGTATCTGTTATACGTAACGCTGCTTTAACTTCAGTCAGCGAAGCATAACCATTCGTGATTGGCAAAATAACTCCTAAGTCGGTCTTTCATAGTCTAAACCATCATTACGTTCAATGGCTATCAGTTAATACTGTTTTTACCCCTGTAACTAACACCCTCAAGGTTGTAGTTAATAAAAGGATTTAGGCTATAAATGTTGCAATTGTATAAAGCCTTTAATTTTTCCTTGACTGCTATTGATTGATTTTCAAAGGCATAATTTCTTTGCTTCGCTTCAAGCATATCTGACGAATTCCCATTTTCGTAACCATAGTCTTTTACCCAAGTTTTACCATCAAGTTCACCGCAATCGTGACCAACAAGAATAATATTTTTTGCACCAAGGTACGCGGCAAAGTGCATAGCAGAAGTGATGCTAGACCAAGAGACGTATAAACCAGTTTCTTGATCAGGCCAATCTCTATTTACGTTTGCCATTTCACACATATTTTGTTTGTGATGAAAAGCATAAAGATTAGGTAATTCAGGAAGTGATTTAGCATACTGGTTTCCACAATCACCGAAACTTACTATTACTTTTGTTTTAGGCATTTCTTCTGCGTGCCTGATTGCTTCAGGATGGTGTTTACTTAAGACATATTGTGTTTTAGGTAAATATGTTTGACCAACTTCATTAACACAAATCGTTATCTTATTTTTGAAAAAATTAGAATCAATAAAATTTAATGTTGAACCAGAACCTAAAACATAAATATCTTTATTTTTATGAGCATTTTTCAAAAGCCCAATAGTTTGTTTAATCCCATCCATATTTTCTCCGTCTACGGATAGACCATCTTCCCTCAGTAAAGTCTTGGGTTTTGATTTTGTGATTCATATATTCTGAGTTTGCAGCAAATGATCTGTCGTTTTCTGTTTGAAATCCTGCCTTTAACGTTGATGAATTGTCGTGTGCAACAGGAATGAAAGAATTAACAATTTCAATGTTATTAAATTCGCAACGTCTTTCATAATCGTTGTCCTCAAAATATGCTGGAACAAAAGACTCATCAAATAAACCAACCTTGTCCACAACTTCCCAACCAATACTGAAAGCACACCAACTAGGCGCACCATTAGATAAAACAAGTTTGTCTTTTCTTGAAATTTCTTGAAACATCTTGAGAGAGTCCCCACCCCACTCAACATCAAAATTAGAAACCAACCAATAATCCGATTGAGGTAAAGATTTAATTCCAAGATTCCAAGAACCAGGAACACCAAGATTGCTCGGCAACTTAATATGCCAAATCTTCGAAACCCATTGATTCCAAAAAGGTTGCCAATTGAAACCTTTTGCTCCGTTATCAATAACCACTAAATCTTTAACTGGGTAGTTAATTGACTTGATCATCCTGTCTAGCAGGTCATATCTTGTCAAAACAGGCACAATCATTACAGGTATCAAGTTATGTATCCCCAATCACTAAAGTCTCAGATTTTGCCCTTTTAAGCCTTTTTAGACCTATCAGAAGCCACTCTTGTAAATATGCTGTCTAAAGTAGGTTTCCATTCGGTTTCAAAAACAAAATCTGCTTCATATTGTTTAGCAAAGTCAATTGCTTTTTGGCTAGTCCCACGACCTCTGTTATACGCCTGTGTAAGTGCTTCAACAATTTCAGGTACAGATGGAACGTGAAACCAAGATTTCTGTGGAGCATCCCAATAAGGTTGCCCACCAATTTTCCAACCATCTCCACAAAGTTCAGCGGAAGCAGCAAAGTCAGAAACAATTACAGGTACGCCGCACGCTTCTGCTTCAATTGTTCCTATTCCAAAGCCCTCGCCCATTGACGTACCAAGGTAAACATCCATACCTGTATAAATAGTTGCCAAAATTTCTTGATTTATTCCAGAACGTAACAAATAAGGATCAGGGAAAATAACTTTCTGAGGATCAATACCAGTAGAAAGAATCAAATCCATCAATCTAATTCCACCCATAGAACCAGAAGCCTCAGTATGCAAATACAAAACAGCATCATCATATTTTTTAGCAAACATAGAAAATGCTAAAAGATTTTCACCAAACGCTTTACGAACAGGTGACACACCTTTATTTGCTGCGTTCATACCAACAACAAATTTATCTTCACTAATCTTCATAAACTCGCGACCAGTCATCTCATCACCATCAATAGTTTTGAAAGACTTAGTTGGTTTGAAAACTTTTTCAATCGCGTGAGGAACATACCAAGATTCAATTCCAACATTTTCTAACATTGCTTTACCAAACTTGCTCATAGCAATCGGGTAAACAA